TAGAATCTCACCAACAGTTTATTGGTTGTCAGTGCTGTGCCTGCAAAGATCGACAGTTCACCCTCTCCAGTTTGCAATGCCCCATCGGGTGCTATCCACATTGGTGTTCCCGGCACTAGACCTGTATGCGTATTTTCAATTGACCCAACCGTGAGAATTAATGCAGAGTCACCACTTAGGAAATTGTCAGCAGCAAACCCTAGAAAATACCCATCAGCAAGCGACGAACTCATTCGTTCCTCACCCGGACGATAAAGCGATACATCTATTGATGCCCCGTTAGTGTAAGCCCACAATGCTTGATGTGCGTGTGTAACCATATGCCCAGAGACACTATACCCGGTCAATAGTGTGATTGTGCTACTGTAGCTGCCGACAATAACACTCGTTACATAGGTATTTTCATTGACATGCAGAGCGCCGATTAGTGAATGACCAGTGGAAAGCGAACCTTTCATGTATGTAAAAGCACTGCGCTCTGGATCATAAATAATCTCAATATCATCAGGGTGAGGTGTAGACCCGTTAGGGTGGTATCCGGGCAACCCATGATTATCGGTAGCATTGTCATGGATGATTGGCGCAGAAGAAGCGCTACTTTGTTCCACCCACAAAGAGTCGATATGATAACTTTTATTATATTCGTGCGGATACGTTCCCTGCTTGAACTGCATGAAAACTTGTAAGTTAACCATTACGCACTTGCTTGCTTCCCATGCTGTTGTTATTTTGTACTTCCCCGGTGCGAACCCCCAAGGTGAACTAGACCAACCCCCTGTGTCCGTACCGGTGGTGTGCCATTCGCGCCCCGATGCCCCGTTAAATCCCCAATATTTTGTGTAATCCACACAGATGCAATAAATATCCATGTCAAAAGTGAGTGTTGTACCACTTTCGCCGAGCCAAGGCGCAAAAGTTCCTGCCGGTGAAAACGCATGAACAGCAGTAGCGTTCAGAAAACTGGTATTATTACTGCTATTGAACGGTTGAAAAAGATCACCGACTACCGAAAGCGTTGACCCATTAAATGTGTAAATCCCGATTGTCCTGCGACCACCGTTGTTTGAATAGTAAGCGATATTGTAGGGATCGACCGGAGCCGCAAGATTTCCATAACCCGAAAATCCACCAAGCGCACCCTCAAGTGCAGAATCAAAAGCACCATACGTCAGAACAACTTTATCGTTCACCGCATCATAAAAAGCGGAACTCTCGTAAAATGTCGCGTGATGCCCGTTATTGAAACTTTGTGCTGCGTTCCACTGTATCGCCCCGGCAGTCAATGCTCCCACTTGAAACTTAGCACCATTTTCTGTGTCGTACCAAATCAATATCTTGTCATCGACAATACAAGTCGCAATGTATCCGTAATGTTCGTAGCGAACACCCCACAAAAAATCTGTGACTGACAATGAAGAATCAATATCAACAACGAAATCATCATCTGAAAGCTCGTTCGACACGGTGTGCCCGACGATATACTTTATTTCTGTTGTGCCTACCCGATCTTTAGCCTGAACACTATTGTTGCCAACGGTGTAAAAAATAACTGATTGCTCACGCACTGCGTCATAAACAGAATTTTGAATCTTCACCTGTGTGCCAGACGAAATTGATCCGATCTCGATGTGTTCTGTCGGAAATGCCTGCATGGATTCTCCAACAGACGAAACAGTGCCGTCAGAGTTCAATACAATAGCATCGCCTGCTGTCAAATCGCCCAACGCTATCAATTCGACAGCGCCACCAACACCAACTCCACCACCGGCAGAAGTTCCTCCGGCAGTTGTTGTTCCGGCGGATGCTAATCCATCGACAAAGTTTGCTCTGGTTATCTTCTTGACAGTACCGGCATCGTCGACCAAAACCTCCATCGCATTATCTGCGACCAAAACTTCTGGTAGGTCGGTTAATTTAGTCTGTGCCATTTTGGACTCCTGTGATTTTTGCAACGAGCAACTGGCTATTCAATGCCATGCTTTTCTTGTTTGATTCCACCATCTCATCACGGAATGACGAAATCGCTTGTGTTTGTCCTCTGTTGGTCTGGCTCATTTCAATCTGCAAAACCGGCATCCATGCGATGGCACAACGATATTCATCCAATTCTTCATGTGACTGAGGATTTTTGCCAACCACTTTTGTCCACCAGTGGCATTGATGGATTTTGCCATCTTTGATTTCTTCACACTGGCTACCCAGAGGGCATGTTTTTACAATTTCCATTAGCTTTTCTTACAGATCATAACGTCTACATACTTCAACTCAAGTTGAATACTATCTAGTGTCATTATTGACAGCAATCCCGATGACATGTCGAGAACATGCTGTTGCGCCCACTCACCCGGAACTGGTTTTGCAACCCAATCTGAGAATCCGTCCGCACCTGTCTCCCCTCCCGGCACTCCGGAGACAACACGCAAAGCCGCATCATTAATGACTTCTTGAGTCCATCCTGCCGGAATTGCCACTTGATGAAAAACCATTTTCGTGCCAGATGCAAATGATGATGAAGCCCCACTGGTCGCAGTTGCGACAACGCTATCAATGATAATCAACCAAACGTCATCACCGGCATAAATTTTCAAACACGCATTGGTCGTGTCTACCCACAACATGCCGAATACTGGGTTTTGTGGGGGGGTCGCGCCCGTGTTAGTTGTCGCAAGTGCCATCAGTGCAGTGTTAATGTCGTTCCTAACCTCTGCGCCAGTGCCATTGTCGATTATAAAATCTGGTGTTTGTGCCATCGCTAAAATCCTGTCGCTTGATAATTGAATGTTGTTGGAACTGGCACATCGTTTACATCGACAAATGTCACAGTGAAACCAATCAGGTTTATGTTTGAAATCTCAAAACTGCCGACTAAATCATGAGCCGAAATGCCAATAAATGGTGGTCTCTGAAACGGCTTGTCAAATGTCACAGTATGTACGCCAGTTGCATCCGTTTCGACACCAAAACCACGCGCAGTCCGGTCAGGTACATTCGCGGTCACTCCAAGTTTCGTCACGCGCACGTTTGTGTTTTGCATCGGCGACGTTAGCACTAGCCGAAACTGAAAAGCGAACCCGGTCATCTCCACCCCGTCAATGAGTGGTTGCCAATCATCGTCATGAAATGTTTCGCTCACTGAACCCCTTGAGCGAATTTGAACTTCTTTCGTTACGCTACTCCCTGCGAGGGAATCCCAATCTGCCCAAGCATCGACTGTTGGCAGACGTTGGTCAAATTTATCTTCAAGCGATAAATCCTCACTATCTAGAATAGTCTTGAACGTTACCGAGCCGACCTCGGTTAGCGTTAATCCATTGTCAAAATTATAGATTCCTTGCTCTGGAACACCGTAGCTATTCGTCACCAGAATATCATCGCCAGTATTAGTGATAAGAGTATCGCCGTTATTCAACTCAACAAGAAACGGCTCAGGCATCAATTGCAGCGCATCATCAACCACTTCTGTCTGCCAGTGCGAGCCTGCAAATTCGATGTGCTGAATGAACTCCTGCAATTCGTTAAGTTGTTTTTCTTCTACTGTGGAAACTGCCGCAACATGATTCGGCGATTCCATTCCTCCACGAACCACTTTCATCATGTAAGTGCCAATCTTATGCGGCGTTGCCGTCATGACATGCCCATAAGAAAGTGTTTTTATTTTTGTGCCATCAGACCATTTGGCATCCACCAATTCTGATGTGTGACGAAGTTCTAGTTTAGCTTTTTGGTCAGTTATTTTGTTCCACTCAAGGTTTGCAACAGAGTCCGTCACGGTCACATTGAGATACTGCAAATCAGTCGGTGCGTCCTGATGCCCATCAAAAGTAATATCTCCGTAGTGCCATGCGCTAGGAACTCCTGCAACATTGACTGTCCGAACTCGCAACTCAAACACGGTGATTTCGTCAACAACATTGTTGATATATTTGGTGTAACTGGTCATGACGAAGCAACCTTGTCGGTGTTTGACTCAATCTCGTCAAGTCGAATCCACTCTCCGGTGCTGTGACTGCGATATTCAAATTCAGCGTAATCAGCAAACGGCTCGTTGGTTTCCCAAGTCACTGTCGCTTTTGTCACAAGCGTGTCATCAGGAGCAATATTGTCTAGGGATTTTGGTGCATACGTTATTTCCTCATTCCCCACCATATTTGTTGGCGGCAAACAAGTGTCGAGATTTGGTAGATTTGTGTCTGGCTTTATGTCATCGTGAATCACCAGATCGGACAAGTCATAAACTGATTCATCGTACTCTCGACACCCGATTAAGATTTCATCGTTGGGTTGCAACGACATTTTCAATATCCGAAACGGTTTAGCTTCCCACCCCGGCGTAGGATGTGTAACGTTGATAACATCACCGACCTCAACAACTAGCCCAACGATGGTTGCCGTGAACTCTACATAGATTTGTTGTCGTGACTGTTTCAGATTAGCCAAGGCAATCTGTTGCGCTGTTGCCATGTCGCTTGTGAACGGCAGTTTAAGATCGGCTTGCAGAACAAGATTATTGTCGAGTTCTTTGAGTTCGTCACGCTCGACAACCACTTGGTCATCCTGCCACGTTTCTTCCTTGTTGAAAAATCTAGCCCTGACAGAGTTGAATGTGTTTGATTTATCCCCTAAAGAAATGCTCCATGAGCCAGTGATATTGTTTGCATTCGCTGTGCCAGTTACGGTCGTTGGCTTGTCTACGATGAGCCTATATTTGCCACCCGAAAAAACCATCATTCCTCTGCAACTTGTCAATAAGTCGCTCAAATTGCTCATCGCTTTTTTATCTACATCGACCACGCCATTGCAGGTGTATCGTTTAGCCGCTAGGTCTTGTCCTTGAAACAATATATCAAGACTAGCACCTCTATCATAGTTCATAACCAAATCTGGATTGGTGACCACTTTGATGCTCGTCAACGCGATAGGGTCATTCAGAGTGATGGTAACCGTTGCTCCCCTGTGGCTTCGATTTCCTAACCAATAACTATCTGATGCGGATATTTCTCCACCGGGCAATCCGTGTGACGTTGCCAACAATGTCGGGTCAAGAATATTACCGACAGCAAATCTATCGTCAAGGGTTTCAGATGCTTCAATCGTTACGCCGTTGCTGTAACTTGCCTTAGTTAATGAATGATCTATTCTGTCACCCACATCAAACTCAACACCATCGACCAATAAACGCAATGCCCCGAATGCAGGATGTGTCTCTGTAGCGCTAACCGTTATGATGATTTTTTTCACACCGCTAAATGTTGCCGGAACATCGCTCGTCACCGCGTATTCTTCTTGAGTCGCAACGCCTGTCTGATATGGCACAGCCAGTGTTGCAATGTCCTGCATCTTGGCATCGCTTGTGCCTTTCGTCACCAGTTCATCACAATAATCTGCCGCAACGATAATCGCCGCATCATCTATGTGAACTTCATCAATTCCGCGCCCATATACCTTGTTAGTCAGATAATCTCTAATACAAAGTGCCGGATTATCACTCCAAGCATCAGCGCCAGTTCTTGGGTCATGTACTTTCACGCCTTTCACATCGAACGTGAATGTTGGTATCCCGGAGAAAAAGACCTTTCTATCATGGTAGAGTCGAACGTATATATATGCCACCCCACTCAGTTTATGATTTGCAGTCCACTGGTCTGGCATGCGCTCAATCAGATTTTCATCGGCAACCTGATCCCATGCGCCAAGATGTTCGTTGAACTCTACAACCGGAACACCTCCATGAGATACGCCGAACCGCTCATTCACAACACCATCAATTTCATACTGTGTGTCGTTAATCCAAATCTGTTCAAACGATTCAATTTCACCCTCGGCAATCGCAAGAACTATATGAAGTTCTCTATGATTCTTTTCGGATGACCCAACAAAAACCCTAGTTGCTCCAACCCTACGCTCACCATAAATCACCTTTATTGGCGCAAGCGCAGACGCTTTATTTGCAAGCATTCCTTGGCTGTCCATGCTTGGCATGTCCTCGCCCAGAAGTTTTTGCATACCATAACTGACAGCCATAGCAACGCCAACTTTCGCCGCCGCAATAGCCACAGTTACCACTGTCGTTGCTGTACCATACGACATACCCATTGCCATCAGGTACGGGACTAACGCAGGCATCGCATCACCTCGCACTTGTCGATTTGACCGCCAAATCGTCCGGCAACTAATCCTTTGTGCCTGTCAATGGAGTACCCAAGACCCTCCAAGAAGATATGTGCGAACACAAAACTTTTCCCCTGCCGCAATATCAAGTCACCGTTTCGCAGTGTAGTGACTTGCTCCCAACCGAGCGTGTCTAAAATAGATCGCCAACTTGGAAAATCTTTGTAGAATTTGACCGCCTCACTGAATGATTTGTATTGACCCTCAACGGACAACAACACATCGCTGTTCGATACTCTGTCCATCCATAAAATAGCTAGAGTGTTACAATCGTTAATTCCCCACGCAAACGGTTGGTTCCGAACCTCGCCCAACAATCTCGACAGAAACATCTGATCGCTGATGGTAATCACTTAATTCCCCACTTGATTTCATCGAGGACTTGGTCAGAGTATTGAAATCCTTTATCAGTTGAGTCCCACCGAGATACTTGCTCATTGTGACTTGTGTGCCTACCCCCCCTGCGCTCAAAATCGACCCAGTGACTAGCCGCTTCAATGCCGATAGAACAAGTGCCGGACTCAGGGTCTTCTGCGATGATAGGTTTATTGATTCGACCAGAAAATATTAGCACCGGATCAGCAACGGGAGTCATGGCAGAAGTCAGAAAGCATTTATACAAATCCATCTGTCTATCCAGATAATTCTCTGACAAGAACAGAGCAATCATCGACTGCTCAATACCTGATAACTGCGCTGTTATGTTTGATGTAATTAATTCTGACGTTTCTTCAATATCAGAAAAAGAAAGCAAATGACCAAGAGCGGTGTATATGCCGTTATTTGTCGTGAGTTCCCGGTTGAAATCAGTGAGTCGAACAATCGCATCATCCCAATGTAATTCCAACAGATGCACGACAATGCATTGATCTGCCCCGATTTCAGCAATTACATCTGCTGTCGCGCCCCTTGCCGCCACTTAGATCACCTCGACCAGTGACAATTGAAACGAATGAAACGAATGCACATCAATGGATGTATCTTGTTGATCGCTTGCCAGTGCAACCGTGAACTCAACTGATTCACACACGATGCTTTCTGATGCTTCAATATCAGCGTGTAACGGTGGCTCGATGTGAATGCTTGAACTATTCGGAACATTAGTTACCATGTAGCATTTGTTGTGACCACTAAATTTGATGAAATCACCGGCGGTCAGCGATTGTGAACTTGTGCCGATGGAGTATGCTCCTGCCGGTTGGTTGATCCATACAGTGACCGCTGTATTTGTTCCAGTGGCGCTGTTGCCATAGTTACCCGGCACGAAAGTGAATGTCTCAAACTGCCCCTTACGCGCAACAATGAATGCCCAAAGTGGCGCAAATTCAATTCTACTCATCGGCGGATATTCAGCTTCGATCAACCACCGGTGACCCCCACGCTGTCTGACTTGCCGCTTGCCAGAATGGGTTTCCGAGATTAGCGTGGGCGTGTGCGATTTGATCGTCAGTGATTTAAACTTTGGATTCACGGGTAATTGCATTATGCGGTGACTCCTGTCCTACCTTGTTTTCTATATGCCTGGTCAATCATGCCAACAATGTGTTTTTGATTCTTCATCAGGAATGCTGTGCCGCTTTGCGTATCAACGGCATTAATTTGGAATGTGACATGAAGCGGTGCGCCACCATCCATCTCACGATTTGGAATTATTCGTCCTGCTGTATTGGGCCGGAACATTTCCTTGCCATGCTCACCCACGATGACTGACTGCCCTCCCTTGACTGTGCCACCTGCAGCAGCAAACTTTGTCGGCTCGCTAAAAGTGAAACCCTGTGTGTTTAGTGACTGTAATCCGAGCGATGATCTGTCTATAGAAACCGAGCCTGGTGATGCTGGTGCAATGCCTGGAAAGATGGCCGTTATCGCTTTAAGCAACTGCATCTTGATAATCATCTGTATCAGTCCTGCAATAACCGACTTCGCAAAGTCCTTGAACGATGCTTTTCCGGTCATCAGCGCATTGGTCAAACCCACGCTAATATCATCAATGAACTTAGTCGTAAACTTCGCCGCTTGCCGTTCCAGATTATCAAACCCCTGAGTGAGTTTGCCGAGTTCGTTACCAAACTCACCGAAATTAAAATCCGGCAACAGACTCCACCCGTCATCACTCTTACTGGCATCCTTTACTTTATCGAGGGCATCCTTAGTTCCCTCAAGCGCAGTAATTTGGGTATTCAGAGATGTGATGTTTAGTAAAACATCTGTCTCCATTTTATCCAGGCCATCGGTGACTGTGCCGAGCGAAATACCAACCTTGTCCAAACCCTTACTGAGAAAATCATTCTGTACAACGAAATCAACAATGGACCTGATTACTGCAATCACACCCAGATTGAATTTCTCGATCAGAATCAGAACCTCTAGGAACATGACTTTAAGTGCTGTCATTGGAGATGAAACCAGCAACGTCATGGCATCATTCAAACCCGTGATGGCCGGTGCGACAGACGCAGTGATCTTTGTGGCAACACCTCCAATCGCCTCACTCAGCCTACCCCATGAATCGTTCATGTCAGCAATCGCTTTCGCATTAGCGCCAGAAATAGTGCCACCGAGTTTGTCCAACTCTGATGATAGCTTGCTGACACCTTTGGCCCCGTTCTCCATCGTCTGTAAGAGCGCTACACCCTCACTATCGAACAATTTCATCGCCAGGCGAACCTTGTCCGACTGATTGCCGACTTTTGAGAGTGCTTCAGCTAAAACTGAAAATTGATCGTCCAGTTTCATCCCTGCTAACTTGCGAGCATCAATCCCCAACTCACGCAACGCACCTTGAGCCTCGCCAGCACCGTGAGATGCCTCTGCGATTCTTCGGGTCATACGCTGCAATCCCATCGTCATGGTGTTGAAACTGACACCGGAAATCTTCGCAACGTAACCGAGTTTTGAGAGTGCTTCAGTGGTCGTACCGAGCCGCACACTGAGTTTGTGCATCTTATCGACAGACTGAGCAATGTTCTTGCCGACTAACCCACCGATGGCAGCACCGACACCAGCCATTTGTGTTCTGATGCCACCGAATGAACGATTAAGACGGCCCATTTTACTTTCAACGCTCTTAAAAGCAGTCCGGGTATTGTCTTTCGCGTTGATGTGTAACTTGATGTCCTTACTTGCCATCGTCCTTACTCGCTTTGTGTTTTATATATATCCCCCACCCATAGAACTCGCGTAGGTTCATCTGCATAATCTCAGCGACCGTTTTGTGTAGATGCTCTGCAAGTTGGAATGCGAACATCACCTCTGGGTCGCTAATCAGTTTTTTTCAAGTTCCTCCACTGTAGGCTCATCTCGTCCAATTTCGGTAGCAATCCTTTCAAGGACCTCGCAATTAACTTCCTTGGTAAGTTCGTCAATTTGAACCTTGCGGAAAACCGGCTTGCCATCCTCATCCCACATATTATAGACAATGGTCAGCGCATAACTTTTGGCCTTTTGACCGCTTTCAGCAAGTTCGGTAATTTCGCATTTCTGCTGCAAAGTCATGGTCGGTCTTATGTAGAATGTGGTTTCCCATTCTTCGACATAAAACGACCTCGGTTTCTGAGTAAGCACCTTGCGCTGATGCGCTTTCGCTCGCTCCATTACACTGAGGCCTGACGTTTTATCCGTCATCTATGTAACCGTCAAAGTCTGCAAATCATCACGACCCTGGAATGAAAACGATGCCTCGATGTTGCCATCAAATGTCGCATTCCGTGACTTCGTTGTGACCAGTGCTGGACCTTTGTAATAAGTATCGCCTGTTGATGTTCCTGCTGGGTATAACTCCAGTTCAACATTACCATCCATAACTGTCTGACCTGTTGTGTCAGTTGGGTCCCACCAGCATTCAAATGATCCGGTCCATGCTTTGAATCCCGTCTTATAACTGCGCGTTGTCGCGCCCATTGCGGTATCCTCAACAGTCTCCTGTTCTTCGTCAATCGACCATGACCGAACCTCGGCAACAGCAACCACTGTTCCACCGGCATCGGCTGCTTTCACTATTCCATCGCGCCCACTATATGTAGCCATTTCTATCTCCTAAATCGCCACATCTGGCGTTTGCATTTTCGTAAAATAAGTAATCAGAAAGGTCATCGTGACCACCCCGATTGGTACTTCACCATCACCGGTGAAGTTGATTTCTGTTCCAGCTAAATTGCAGTCACGGGTCAAGCCTCCTAGAGTTCGATCAGTAGCCAGTGCAGATTCAACCTCTGCCGACAGTTGATCCAGTTGGTTATCAATGGTCGCTGATGACTTAATGTAGCCTTCAACAATTAGTGATAAAGATCGGCCGAGCGTATCGCCCATCCCGTCCGTTTCTGAATCTTCGGTAGTGGTATAAACCAACAGTGCTGGCATTTCATCATCTTTCAACGGATAGATTCTCGACTTGAACACTCTCGTTCCTGCCGTCAATAAACCTGTCACCGCATCACCGGCTGCATCTCTGATCTGGTGGCGAATATGATTAGGCATCTTGCAACTCCAAAACCAGTTCAACCATTCCAGTGCCATCCGGCCTGACTGTCACAACATTGTATTTCTGACTGCTAATCGTGAACTTATCACCGTGACCTGTGCCAACGATGTCGCTCGCTTTCGCAACCAGCAAAGACTGCCGACCCTCCACCCCAACTGTTCCAGAATCAATTTCAAAATACTCGTTCTGGAAGATCACATTGATTGACCGCTCTGACAATCCTGACGGAGTGTAACTAGCAGCAATCGCGTGTTCAGTTGTCGCAAAGAACTGATCTAAATCTTCGTCAAACATTCTTCGACTTCTTCCGGGTCGAGCGTTTCTTCACAATCTCACCATCACGACTCTCAGGTGCAGACGATGCCGTTGCCGGAACCGCTTTGCCCATGCGAATCAATGTCAGTGCATCTTCTTCGGATAACTCAACCGTTTGCCCGGATTTAAGATCAAACCCACCGGCAGCCGTATTGCGTGTTATTGTTACTTTAGCCATATCGCTCCCTCCAATCAGAACCCCAGGCACAAGGCCCAGGGCATGATTGGTGCTGATGATGGTTATGCACCTTTAGCGAACGATTCAGCGTGTCTTACGCCAACATCCACTGCAAGATGAATACCCAATGTCAGAATACCGGTACTTGCGCTGCGCTCAGTTAGTACTTCTATCGCACCGAATTGACCGATGATTAGGTCTGACCAGTTACCGAATATGATGGTGCTGGCAGGACAGTTGGTAGTTGTTGCCACTCGGTAGCCGTTCATCTCATTAGACTCAATGACGAATCGACCAGAACCTGCATCTTTAGCAGTCTGCTTCAAAGCACCTGCCATTGATGGAGTAGTCACATAAGCGAGCGACCCGGTTAGTGCATTGTCTTGTGAAATTTGAGTTTCAATATCAACAATCTCCCCGAAAGTCGGAGCAGCCGCACTTGCCAAGGTCACAGAACCGATACCAGTGGCTTGTAATACGCCAGAGGGTTCGTTAGCACCACCACCGTTAAGGGCAGCAGTATCCAGAGCATTGGCAACACCGTTGGTGATGTCCTGGCGAATGATATTCTCAACACTTGGATCAGATTGAATCATCAAATTCCGTGTTATATCAACGTAAGCTGCTACGTTCTTCGGTGTGAGCGTCACTTGTCTGAAAGTTGGAGCGCCTTCTGTCGGTGCTGCACCCTCTGCGACCCAATACACATTTGTCTTAGCATTTAGTGCCGGAATTGCCACATTGCCCTGTAGGTTGCTCATCACTCTAGCACCCAATTGGCTGGTCACCATATTGGCGCGAAGTGCGTCAATGAATGAACTGCCCATGTGGTCAGTGCCAACAATGTTGCCTGAATTGCTTGCTGCAAGATCACGACTCCATGCCATGTCAACGGGTAAGTAAAAACCACCGTTTGATTGACCGACTCGTTGAGCAATCGTATCGCTCACTTCACGTTCAAGACCAGCGCCTGTCCAATCGCCAGAGGCTTGTGCTTGAATGGCTCGCATTAATGAATACTGCTCACGCTCTGTGCGTGACATATCAACCGAGCGAACTGGTGCGTCCGGCATTACTGTCGGCTGACGTTTCATTTCGTCCTTTGTGCGGTCAAGTGCAACCTTGTTAAAATCATCAATCGGCATTCCATCCTCGATGGCCTTATCTGCGAGTTCACGCAAATACCCTGCATCTTTAGCCATTGCGTTGATGGTACTTACGCGCGTTTTTTCCTCAGTGAGTGCGGCAGTTCTTGCCTCGTTCTTCACTGCATCAATATCTATTGTTTGTTCAGTCATAACAGTTCCCTGTGTGTTGTGTATTTGTGTTTCGTGATCGCCAACCAAGTCTCGCCCAATCCCAACAGAAGTGTCTGCCGGTACTGATACGATGGATACCTCATGAGGCTGCCAATCGGTTGCTCGATAAATCTCAGCATCCTTTTCACCCTCCACGTTCATTTCGTGAATGCGGTAGCCAACAGAAATGTTGGTACGGATGCCGTCAATTACGTCTTGCCAGATTTCTTCGGCTCGACTACTTTTGGAAAATCGAACAACGGCTGCGCCTCGTCCATTTTCTATCGTTGCGTTTTCTACGCGACCAATTTGGTCAGTCAAATCGTGATCTAATAGCAGCGGTGCGCCCCCGTTCATCCGGTCCAGTCGAACACTGCCCGGCTGGTGGTCTAAGACCTCCTGGCCGAACCATCTTTCCACTGGTTCTTCGGATGAAAAAGATAAGCGAACAGTTCTGCTATCAGCATCAATCGCTGATCTGTCCAAATCAAATATTCTGTTTAAGTCACCTGTTTTAATCTTCGTCATCAGGCGTGTCCTCCTTTTCGGTAATCGGTTGTAGTCCATACTGAGCGGCCAGTTCTTTCTCTTTCTGCAACTGGTCGTACACATCTTCCAAATCACGGCCCTGAGTCGCTGCAATGTCGGTGAGTGATGTAATGCCCATCTGATAAGCTAACTGATGGGCCTGCATATCCTTAACTGGATCGACCCATGTCCACCCTCTAGGCTGCCAGTTCACATTCGTAAGTCGCTTGAAATCGGTTGCGGCATAACCAAGATTCGTGATATTTGCCGATAGCCATGCTTCAAACACTCTGCGGTGCAGATGTTCAACAAAGAACGACTGCTGTTGTCTCCACCGGTCACGTTCTTCAATCGTGCCGGAGCGAATAGAGGAAAAGTTAACCTGTGTTAAATCACCGGATAAGGCGTGATAACTGACCCCCAACCCGGTTGCGATACCTTTAAGGACCGCAGAAACATAATCAGCGAAAGCACTGACCGGATGCTGTGGGTCAATCATGCCCATCTCAACGCCCACCGGTAATTCGGTCATACCAAGACCACCGATGTCGTTCGGCAATCCATAATCGTTCTTGTCATCTTCCAGCCAATCGCCGGTTGGTGTTTTGTAATAGCCGATCTTTTTGGCTGAGAACTCGGCAGCAATCATTTCTGCGCGTTCATAACGGTTCAGCATCAACAAATGGATCATGGCCGGTGCTAACCACGATGCTCCACGCATTTGACCGGCTCGGTCAGTGCGGAAGATGTGGATAATCTCATCGGCTGGAACCCGGTCATACTCAACGCGCGGATTCTGGAAGATGCCCCCCGGATGATCGCCCGGATGACTTTTCGATAGATGATAGGCAACCGGTTTCGCTTGTCGGTCAACCTCAATGCCCTGCACGATGCGGTTTTCTGTCTCAGTGCGGTCACGATTCAATGCGTGATCGAGATAATCGGCCTCATAGACCATCAGTTTCAAGCCGTCCGAGTTAATCAGACGTATTAAAACCTCACCATCCCTGGCAACAGACCGCACGACCAAACGCTGGATGTCATGCCATGACAGTCTGCCGTCTGCGGAGCATTGGCGAGGCCTGCCCCACTGCATCCATGCGGATTCGATAATTCGATTGGTGCGCTGATCTAGTTTCTTTTTAGAGGTTCGTGCCTTTGCTTGCAGCCGAATACCTTGTTCACCGATCATATTGACTTCGACCAGTTGGAGATATTTGGCCGCATAGTCGTTGTTCTGTTCTAAATCTCTGGCCCTTGCTCTGAGCGCTGTACCTTGCTCACGCAAATCCTGGTTAATCTCTTTCGATTCTGAAATCCAATCTTTAACAACATTCGGTGATGCTGCCGCAAACATTCTCTTACTCATCCACGAACTCCAAAACGGCCACGTTCGCGAACCGATATTTCTGCCACTGTCTTATCGCGCATCTGTTCTAACTCGGTCAGATCACCAAATGACATCGAACGGCCTGCAATTGAATAACTGCTGCTAGTCTTGCTGGATAGGGTTTCTATAGCTGTTTCCAGATTCGATAACCGTTTCCGCAAGTGTGAAATTGGGTCAGCAGAGTCGGTGCTGGAATCTTTATCCGCAAATACCTTGAACAACCCGGTGCCGAGAGTGACCCGTTGGCTGTCGCTGTTGCGGATAATGTAGGATTGCCACTGATAGGTGCCGGTGGTCCATGTCGCTGTAACTGCTGATGCGATTTCGATCAGATAGTCAACGCCCGATGCGACTGCGGTGATTTCGATCTCTGAAAGTCCATCCCCCTCTTTACGAGCCGCATATTTCAGCGTGTAGTCAGTGTTGGGATAGGCGGCATGAATATCTGAGCGCTTGAAAGCGACTCGATCCCCGACAACGATTGAAGTCGGTTCTGTGACGGCATAGTTTGCCGTGAGGAATTGGTTCTTCATAGGCTAATTTTCTCAAATCAACCTGTCTAGTATCCATAGTGAAAACTAGACAATCTTTAGATGAAACCCCCTACTTCCACCTAAATATCACCTAAATGTGACATTTTTCACCTAAATATGACATTTTTTAGGTGTCAACCATAAACCCATTAAATTCGCGGCCTCCAGCATGGGTGACACCCACTTTTTGATGGTTGACGGTAAATAACTGGTCAGGTGCCAACCATTGACTGCCAACCATCGAGTGTGTTAGTGCGAATTAATGATCTGATAGACCCTTGCGCGGCTGATACCGAACCGCACCATAACTTGCTGAACATTACGGCCATTCCACATCAATCGTACTGAGCGAGAATCGACCCGGTTGCGTACCGGCACATAAACATAGCCACTGGCATACTCTCTGCGAATGGCATCCCATAGCTTTTGTTCCAGTTCTTCCTGCGTATCATCGTCCAGACCACTATCAGCCATGACTGTCGATATAATGTCAGCTAAAGCCACGCTCCACCTCCTTGCGGTGAGTTCCATCGTTGTTTTGGTGGTTGCTCTGTTTTCTTCGGTTCATCGACAACTTTCTTCGTTGTCGGTGCTAACAACCGCAATGCAGCCAATGCGTACACCCGGCAATCAAGCGCTTCATTTCTTGGCCGTGTCTGAACCCATTCTTGCCGAGGTCTGCCTTTGTTGTACCGTGTTACCAACTTTTCAGCCGTTAATTGCTCAAAATACTCGTCATCATAGTCGGCCTGATTGGGGAAATGACAGTAAGCAGCGCCCGGCTCAGTTATCTTGAGTCGTGAATAGATAATTGATTTACCCTGATCGACCCCAATTGGCTCCGGTGCAAAGGCTCGTTTGCGCTTCTTCCGCAGCCTGGCGTTGCGTTTCTGTGTATCCTGAACCAACGGTAACCCTTGGCCTGACACCCCTTTGATCGCCCAGACCCATCGTTTGCGGTCAACCCAATTGTAAACAAGTTGGGTGTTATAGCCTGAGTCGATGCACATACCATCCGGCTGCAAATCAGCAACGACATCATCAAGTGCTGACCAAACCTCTTGGCGTGTTGTGTCACCGGGAACAATGATGTATTCCAACCCCCAAGATTCTTCACCCTCACCCCAGCCAACCAATTCCAACTCAATCCTGTCTTTTTGGACATCGGCCCCGATAGTCCTCCACAATATCGGTGGCTCATCATATTCCTCTCGCCTGAGTATCAGTGAATTAGGGTCGGCTTGCTCCCCTTGTTCTTCCCATGTCTCGCCCAGAACCGTATTGACCCATGTCTTGAGTTGTTCTTCACCGACCTTTTTAGCCGCTAAGAAGTCAGCCACAGCATCGGACCATGAGTACCACCCAACCGGTGAATACAGGCTGCTGAGATGGAATCCGGTAAACCGGCCCTCACTCGTTGCTCGCCATTCACCATCACTCAGTAACTTTGTCTTGTTCGACTCCGGCACAATCACCCCACAATGCTGACAAGTCATTGCTGCTGTGTCTGGGTCGTTGTCTGTCCAGGTAATCATCTTCCATTCCAATACCTGAAACTCACCGCACTCAGGACAGGGGATGAAATAACGCCTTTGGTCAGATTGCTCGTAATAATCCTCAATGGCTGAGATACCCTTGATTGTGGGTGTGGACACAATGAATATCTTGCGGTTACGTTTATAGGTTGCCGTCCTGCGAATCGCTAACTGGATCGGGTCACCCTCACCGTCCAAGTCCGTTGGATAGCCATCGACCTCATCCATGAATAGATAACGTGCTGGCATTGAGCGCAATCCAATGGCTGAATTTGCACCGGTCAGAATGAGTGTTCCACCGGGATAGTCTTTCTGAAATAGTGTGTTGCCGGAATCCCTCGCTCTAGCCACAGCAACCTTTGCTTTGACCTCTGGAATAGCATCAATCATCGGAGCAATACGCTGTTTGCTTGCTCTTTTAGCAGCGTCAACTGTCGGCATAACGTAGAGCATCGGTGCAGGGGCATGGTGAATCGTGTAGCCGAGCCAGTTATTACCGGCCTCGGTTGCGCCAATCTGCGCCCCTTTCATGAACACCACAATGCTCTCAGGCCGTGTTGCCGACAAGCAGTCCATGATTTCTTTCAGGTACGGTGTTCGCCGGGTGCGCCACTTGCCCGGCTCACTTGATGCAGCCTGATCGAGCAGACGATACTGGTCAGACCACTCGGAAACAGTGACATCAGGTTCTGCCAGGATTGCGGCAGCAACAGAAGTACAGTAAGCACTAGCCATTAACTAATTCTGCTTTCTTACCAGTGAAATCCTCCCACCGCTTAACAATCACATCGCAATACTTTGGGTCTAGTTCCATCAGGTAAGCGTTGCGGTTGGTCTTTTCGCAAGCAATGAGGGTTGAGCCAGAGCCACCAAAGCAATCATGAATCACATCACCACCCTTACTACTGTTCAGTAATCCCTTTTCAATTAACTCAACAGGCTTTTGTGTTGGGTGTACATATTGCCCCGTCCCACCTCTGCTCATATACCACACATCCGACTGCGCTTTATCTCCATGCCATTGACCACCACAATAAAAGATAAACTCATGTTGTGGTCGATAGTCACTACGACCAAGACCTATGCTTTTTTTATCCCATACAATACACGCTGACGGCTTGAGACCAATTGAAGTTAATGCCGCATGGAACTCGGCGTAAGTTCTCCATGTAAAACAAATATAAGATGCGACTCCACTTTTAGCACCCATAATGGCATTGCTAATGCTATCTGCCACCATTGCCAACAAGTCATCTCCTTTTAAATCATCGCCTATTATCATTCCGTGCGCTTTTACAAGCGCACCTTTGGTTGTAGAGCCAGCCGCTCTCCCACCGCCGTATGCCATTCCGTATGGTGGGTCAGTGAATACCATGTCAGCCTTAACACCACCCATCAACAACTCAACCGCATCGATGCTGGTGCTATCGCCACACATCAATCGATGATTGCCAAGTTGGTAAATATCGCCCAGCTTGGTGGTCGGTTCTTCTGGAACTTCTGGAACTTCATCTTCGTCCGTTAATCCCTCAACCTCTGGATTCGCATCCATAGCATCGAGTTCATCAATCGTGAATCCAAGCAAATCAATATCAAAGTCGAGCGCTTGTAGTTCTTCGATCTCAATCGACAACATCTCCAAATCCCAATCAGCGTTCAGTGCTAATTTGTTGTCAGCGATTATGTACGCTTTCTTTTGTGCCTCTGACAAATCACCCAACCGAATACACGGCACATTCTTTAGACCTAACTTCTGCGCTCCCATTAGTCTGCCATGCCCGGCAATGATGCCGTTATCTTTGTCGATGAGGATTGGATTGGTGAACCCGAACTCCTTGATGCTTGCCGCTATCTGACTGACCTGATTGCTGTCGTGAGTCCGTGAGTTGTTGATGTAAGGTATTAAGTCATCTGCTGCTATTTGCTCAACTTTCATTCAATGTTTCCGAAATAGTTTGTAAGGTGTCGCGTATCTCTCGCCTGAGTTCCTGCAATATCTCATGCTCAGTTCTACCAACCAACAACGATGCTACTCGGTCCGGCAGGGCCATGAATGAATCCCTTGTGAGTCTGCCCACAAAATCAGCATCGGCCATCACTTGAGTCTTTTCGATCAGTTCGCCACGTTTCTCACGTTCACGCAATTCAGCGAGATTGGCGAGATGTGTCTTTTCCTTTGCTCTGGCATTTGAGTAAAACACGAACGCCTTGCCAGTGGCATCTGCAACTGTTTTGGGCTTGCCACCAGCACCAGTTCTCTTACCCCCATGTTCAGCCATGCTTTGAACCCATCAAAATGAAAGCAAATAACACTAGCGAAATACCGCGCTGCGTATAACCCTCAGTACCAAAAGCCCCAGGAGTACCTTTTGCCCTCATCTCGCTGTCCTCAGCGCCCGTGTTAGTGCTACCTTGAAGTTTCCCCTGAACCTAGACCGAACCACGCCACCAGCGATGTCATAGAAAGGAAACCGTTTCTCGTGCTTGGTCTGTGGCTCCCATGCCACCAGCATCTTGATCGTCTTGCCTCTGGTCTTACGCTGTGCTGTCCACGTTCCACCTGAGTCGTTGCCACGTTGCCAGATACCGGCATCAGATTGGTTCCATCGCTGACCCCTTGGCACACCACTGAACGTGTTTGATTTATTCAGCAGCGTTGCTATCTGCTTGCGCCCCATGTTGCCATACTTGTTCTGCTTTACATTCACCGGTACTGCAACAGCTTTGCGTTCAGGCAGTCTTATCCCACCATCAACGACAAAGGTCATATACTTTGTACGGTCAGCCTCCGAACCTTTAAGCCCTGTTGTTCCAGCGACATACACAATAGCGTCAAGGTCACGCTTGGTTGCCCTCTTAACCCTAAAGCCTTTAACCGTGAACGGTGTAGGCCTATCCATCTTCTTTGGAGCCTGTGCCATCAGTGCCGCCCTTGCCTGCCATGCCGTATCATTCAACGCCTTACTGGTTGCAAATGGTAACTGTCTCAACTGAATATGATTTAAATACTGTGCGACTTCCTTGATGTTCGACTCAACACTAAGCGTCATATTGATGCGAGGCATCCTAACAGGCTTATCATCAAGCGCTCTTAACGCTGATGCTGCCCCATGTCGTGCCAGTGCAGCACCGCCAACTCTTGCCGCTATTCCAAGCAACTGAACTACCATACTACCTCCTTGTTATCGTTGGTGCTTTATCTCGACCAGGAACTCATCATCTGGTGCTATTTTGTACCTCTTACCACAGCAATGGCAAACCATTTGCATTGACGAATACAGTCTGACAAATGATGTGTTACCGCACACACATCTTCCCTTGCGCTGTTCATGCGCCGGTTTGACCCATCGGTTTAACCACTCAATCATCATTGACCTCAACATCCTCATACTCTGGTGTTCCATGTGATTTAGGCATGTGTATCCTCATCAGTTCTTTGAGATAGAACTCAGCCTTACCCAAATTCTCATACTTAACAAGGTTCTTCTGTTCTTCATCCATTTCTTTCGTGATCCCTTTGGAATCCCATCGCCATAAATACTTGAGTATGCTGAACATCAGCGCTCCTATGTACATCGTTCTCGGTAGAAATGTACGCATGAGGTCAATGAACTCAATGCCCCCTTTTTTGTAATGTGCCGGTTCGTTAATGTTTTCCAGGACAGTATCGAAAGCGCTCTTTTTCCTCATTCTGACTGTATTACTCATGATTGGTTATCTGCTGCTGAATGTCTTAATTGAAAGAAATCTTTGTGCTGTGGGTGTTGCTCTAGAAATAACCTAGAATAAAACGGCTTGTAGTTATTATTAATCTTATAGTCATTGTCGGTGGTGATAACCTTAGTTTCCCATCTGATGCGGTTAATTATCATCTCAGCCGACAAACGGTCATGCCCTCTGTAAATCGCATCAAAAGTAAAACGCTCAAACATCTGGTACACCTCCGGGTTAGCCTCATGAAATACTTTAAACTGCTGCTCTTTCTTATGCTGCTCTGCTTTAGTCATCCCATTCTACTCCCTCAAAAAAAGTACCATCCAACACCTGTATAACAGCCACCGCACCGGCCAACAACAACAACCAGGGCAACAACATGAACGCAACCATCACCCGAATAACTGTCATAAAATCTTAATACTCCCCTGCTCGGCCCAGAACTTCTTAGAGTGAATGTCGTAGATATGACAATCCTCTTTCAACACCGCATCCATCACAGCCTTTAGCAAGTTATCGACATCTGGTTTCTGCTGATGGCCTTTACCTAACATCAGCGCTTTCTTCTTCTTGGACCAGCTTTTGGGCATTGGCATGAGGAAATGAATCTCAGCGCCATTCACCACGTTCACACCCTTTGCCCGGCACTCATCCGCAAATGCTCTATATCTCATTACGCAGGGTCTTTTCTTCCACCGATCGGCTTGAGTCTGTCTTGGCTTAGGCACTGGCGTTATGTCGAACTGCTCACTCATCGGCAATGGTGGCCGTGTAACCGCAGAACTTCGCAACATCATCGACACGCTTAGTGAGCGCTTTCATCTGCCTGTTGATCTCATCCGCTTGTCCGATCAATGTTTCCAATAATTCGACAAGAGTCATGTCCTGTTCTTTTTCTCGCGTTGTCATCTATCTTCCTGTTTCATTAATATCAATCACATCCATTGTTGCCCTAATAAATTCCTCTGCCACTGGTGCTACGATTGCGTTGCCGTAGCCTTTGAGTCTGATAGTCCTCGCTTCAGCGCTTGCGTTTGGCGTAATGACTGAATCGCAGCTATGCACCACGCCTCTGGCAATCCCATCAACCAACGGCTTAATGCCGGATTTAATTGGCCTGTACTTTTGGTCGCGGCAGTAGAGCCATTCAATATCATCCCAACCTGATGCGGTAGGTGCATCTGCCTCCCATTCTTCTCGTTGTTGAGCGAGTTCTGTGGGCTGTGCCTCAAGTCCTGTACTTTCGGTGTTGCCCACCCTGCTATCTGTGCTTGACTCTGCTCCTGATCTCCGGCCATCCATGCCGCTGTCGCTAACGGATTGCCGCTGTTCACTCCGCGTGGATTGTTCGGATTCTTGTCCGGCCCCCCTTTGGGCATCGTTGGTGTTGGCCATCCGGCTATGCTCGCTATTGCTCCGATGCCGTTCTGCCTGTCCTCCCGGTAACGGTTGCAGTCCTTGTTCGCATTGTTCGCCATTGGTGTTGGCCATCCGGTCAGAAAAGCCTGTGTTGAGGTTGAGTCGTTCCTGATTCTGCCTGTCGGACTCCCGAATATGTAGTTCTCCAGGTTCCCTGTGTTTTTGTAATCTCGCGTTGTCGGTGTTGCCCACCCCGATACCATCGTCACGGCCTGACTCAAATCCTCCGGCTTCATGTTTCTCCGCTTCAACTCCCTCTCCGCACCCTCTGGAGTCCGGTTGTTCTTTCCCCCATCTCCGTGTCTTGGAGTGGGCCACCCAATAGATTCTTTTCCTGATGTGCGGTTTGCTGACGCTGTGTGCGCCAATAATTGCCGACCCGATGGTGTAGTCTTGGTTTTCCATTTCTGTGTATAAATCATCGAGCCATCCGTGCTTAATCGCTCCCTCAACCTGTTCCCCAAAGATTGTGTGAAAGCTGCACTGTCCGACCAATTCGAGGAAATGGGGGAGAAGATGTCGATCGTCTGATTGTCCTTTTTGATTTCCGGCTGCACTGAATGGTTGACACGGCAATGAAGCAGTTGCGACAGGTCGATCATCGCCCCATCCGGCATTTCTAAGTGCGTAACTCCAGACTCCAATTCCGGCAAAGAAATGGTGCTGAGTAAATCCATTAAGGTCATCTGCTTGGACCTCGGTAATTGATCGTTCATCAACCACGCCATCGGCAATATCTCCATTAATTATCAGTTGTCGCAACCATGCTGCTGCTTTTGGATCAAATTCATTGTAATAAACTGTCATTCTGGATTACTTTCAAAACTGGCCCACTCCCCACAATCCGCACACAACCCGACAGATTCATGCACATTCCCCCCTTTGGGTTCCGCACCACAGCAATTACTGACCGGGCGAATGTTGTCATCATCCATTAGCAGAATGCCGTATGACTTCATCTCGTCTTTCTCGTCTTTTTCTCGGCTCATCTTGTTCACCCATGCACCAATTTCAAGTGCTTGTCATTCGGCCCCGGAAGATTGTCAGACAATGGCGCTGTTAGTGCGATGTTGTATTTATTCATCAACTCTTTTTGACTCTTGCTGTACCCATTAGCCAAAACATCGGCAACAATGTCATCAAAAGCCAATAGGTAATTGGTCGCTTGAGCATTGAGATAAAACGAGTCCTGGTTGTTTAAATCGTAATGACCTATCTTTGCCCGAAACATCACCCCCAATGGTGTACTGGCACTCTGCGCTTGTGCCACCAATGCACTAGCTGTGGGTGCTTCAAGTTTGGATGACTGTGAGCCTATGCCTATCTCACGCAAAATATCTGTAATTGCTGCTGGCGTTGGCCGCCATTGTGATCGAGTGGCGTTTATCTTCAACGCTTGCATCACATCTTTGAGTGAGTATTCCAGCAACGCATCAAAGCAGATAACCATCACATCTTCTTCAACAGCCTTGCCGGTCACCATTTTGCTGTAGACATTCCACCCATCAGCGAAATCTTCAAAGTCTTTGTCTTTCATGTCGTACCCCCTATGGTTCGATCAACAACAACGCCCTCAATTACACTGTCCTCTGTACCGAGGAACTTGCGTTTCAACTGGTATTTGCCTTGTGGTGCTTGCGATAGCTTAATTGGCTGCATATCATCTTCCCAACGATCACCGTTGAGGTAGGTCTGTGGGTTAGGCACATAAACACCACCATCCTCGATCCATTTGCCGTCATTGAGTAATCTTGCTTCAATGTCCGACACAATCATTTCGCCAATGTCATCCAACTCTCTGCGTTCCCAAATTGCAGCACATTTCTTGCGCTCCCTTTTCTTCGGGTAGACAGACCAGAAATCATCAAACGATGTAATATTACTATCAGTCTTATTACTATCAGTCTTGTTAATATTCAGTCTTATTAAGGGCGTCGGTTTCCCACTTGTGGGTTTTCCACTTGTGGGTTTTGCACTTGTGGGTTTCCGACCAGTGGTTGATTCCTCTAGCTTTCCGACTGTTATCGTTGTTCCGTCTGATGTTTTGGTGGTGATATACAGGCCTATTTGCTTCAATTCATTGGTCGCAGAGCGCCATTTATGACTGCCGATCCCTAGCGTTTTGCGTATCTCTGCCGAGCGAAATACCCAATCTTTACGCTTACTACTCATGTACACAAAGATACCAAGAGCATCCATTGACAGGCCCAATTCAAACCAACTGTGATAAACCTTGGTGTATCCCTTAGACATCCCTAATCGCCCCTATCCGTCTTGTTGCAACTTGGCATATCAATGCCTAATCTGTGGCTGTGTCCAAACAAGTGAGTGAGAGCAACATGATGCAAATAATCCGCAATCGTCCTATCATCCAACGCAGCCAGTTTAGACAACGCAAGATACTCAGAATCAGTGAATCGAGATTTCACCTCATGAACTCTTTTCTCATCTCCAACCATTTGCCACCTCATCAGTTCGATCTGTTCGTTGAATTTGCCCAAAAAGAACCCCCTGTGACGGGGGTTAAAGGGCGCTTGCTCAACCATAAATGTCAGGACGCAAATCCTTGCGAGATATGCGACCAGATGTAATGCTTTCTATTTCTCGTGCTGTGGCAAATGAAACTTTGCGTCTGCCTTTTCTGATGTGTGAAATCATCTGGACCGACATACCCAGCTTGTTGGCTGCCTCTAGGCTGCTACCGCACGAATCAATAAATTCCAAGAATTTTTCCATAGACTTAATTATACACTATGGATAATTACCGGGCAACATATAATTATACATCAAGTATAACCAATAATATGAGGTTCTCTCATACTATAGAGATGCCTCCTATTGACCCTCTATGGATAACAAAAACGCGCAAACTGATGCGTGATCGTAAATTAACCCAACTCCAAGTCGCTGACCGTCTGGGTGTGACTGTGGGAGGTTTTTCTCACTGGATGACAGGGATACGGGAGCCGAGATACGACACAATCAAAGAAATAGCAACCATATTGAAGGTTCCTGTTACCGAGCTACTTGTGGAACAAGACAATGATGAGGCCGAAATCATTGTTCTTTTTCGTTCACTGTCGCATGAAGATCAACAGACAGTCACCTCCCTCATGCAGTCACTCTCCAGCAAGTCAAAATAGACAATCTTTGTAATCCAATACTTACCTCCTCCCCGATTATACATAATGGATAATAAAAAAAGATAACCTTTGCATATCGGTTATACATAGTGTATATTTAAGGTGAACCAAACGAAAAGGCAAAGACGATGACCGATTACAAAAACTGCACATCAAGACCAATTCAGCAGCCACAACCAGCCGAATCATGGCTGGAATCTGTGTTAACTGGTATCGCATTCCTTGCTTGTTTGGCAGCATCCTGGGCAGTCCTTGCCCTTGTATCTTTTAACTAACGGAGAGATTCATGACCACACTTCAAGAACTTCAACTCGATGAAGAACAACGCATCGAGGACATCAAACAAGGCCGTGACGATGCCATTAGTGGTAAACCGGCATCAGAGGGTTCCGATGAGTATTTATTCGCTTATGCGGATGAACACCTAAGTGCAGCACTTAACCTATTAGGGGGTGAGTAATGAATCCATATAGTGATTACGCAACTGATGAGCAGCGTGATGGGGTTTGCAAAGCAACCAATCAACACATTGCTATCGACCAAGTAGAGTTCGCAAAGGTTATGGATCGGGTACGCAACAAAGCAGACGATGAGGCAGCACAAAAGATTGAGGCCAAGCAAGAACTCTTAGAGAACTTGGAAGAAATACTGCTCAATCTGTCATTCAACCGAGAGGCATCACCGCATCTATATGAGGCAGTTGAAGAAGAACGTGACACGCTGAAAAAGGAACTCGCATGAACATCAGACAAAAACTAAGCATTGTGCAACGGAACCTGGTTGCTAATAAAGGCCAGATCAATGACTTCGCTAAAGGCAAATACAGTTATCGCTCATGTGAGGACATCCTTGAGGCATTAAAGCCTCACCTGGATGGCTGCACCGTTACGCTATCCGATGAAATGGTGATGGTGGGTGATCGTATATACGTCAAATCTACCGCAACCTTTGCCGATGAATCCCATGCCATTGATGTCACAGCATTTGCGCGTGAACCGGAAAGTCGCAAAGGCATGGATGATGCCCAACTTACAGGGGCAACCAGTTCATACGCTCGCAAGTACGCCCTTAATGGCTTGTTTGGCATTGATGATGTCAAGGATGCCGACACAATGGACAACCGCAAATACGAAACGCTCAAGGCCAGAGTTGGGTCAGTAGAGGAATCTGCCGATGCCATGATTGAGTTACTTAGTGATCCTGACCTTAGTGACGATGAGCGAAACTCATCCATTCATGAGATATGGTCGGAGTTGACTTCCGATGAAATGATTGTGATATGGAGAGCCAAAAATAAGGGTGGCTATTTCACCCAAGCAGAAAAGGATATTTTGCGTCCACTTTGCAGATCAACAGCCAAATCAAATTCAACCACAGATAAGGAAAAAGCAGCATGAGCAAAATAGGCATAAATATTAGCATTGATGTCAGCAAGATCGACAAAGCAAGGCTATTCAAAGGTAAGAAAGGTACATACATGGACCTGACTACTTTCATTGATCCAGAGAAACCAGATCAGTACGATCAGCATGGTTTTATCTGCCAATCCACTTCCAAAGATGAGCGTGAAAAAGATGTTAAAACGCCCATCCTGGGCAACTGCAAAGTGTTTTTTACTGAGGGGGGTAGCACTGCTACTGCTGTTGGTGATGCACCAGCAATGGGTAATGCTGCATTTGATGACGATATTCCGTTCTAGAGGTCACAATGAGTAAACAATTAGCAGACTTCGCCATGAGGACAGAATCAGAAAAAAGAAAGATGACGTTAGCTTATGAGGTCTTGATGAAAGAAATCAAAGACGTTGATCGTGAACCTATAGTGGATATAGCAATAAAAATGGTTGAGGTCATTGAGATCAGATTACTGATGGTTGAAATGAAATTGGCTGATGCTGAACTAGCAATAGCAGAACTCAGAAAACTATAAAAGGAGCAAACATGAATAAGCATGAACTTATCGAGGCTATTGCCAAATCATCAGGACTAAAAAAAGTAAGCGCTGAATCAGCGTTGAATGGTTTTATCACCGCAGTGACCGACTCTCTCAGTCGAGGTGAAAATGTCAATTTAATTGGATTTGGTGCTTTTACCGTAAAACATCGTGCTGAGAGAAAAGGCCGTCATCCACAAACAGGCGTAGAGATTACAATTTCAGCAGCAAACATTCCTGGATTTAAATCTGGAAAACTGTTGAGAGAGAATATTGCCAAATAAGCGCGTAAATCTGTGAGTGGCGTGGGAGTCATGCCCAATAACCGCAGAGGATGCCGGTCCAGTAGCATCAAGAATGGGTGGTTTTCTGAAAGTCTTTCCATCCCTCTCCGTACTGGATGCGGCATCACTTAACAATAACAAGGAGAAAAACATGACAGTTTCATTAGTGATAGACCAAAATGATTCATACGAAATGACACGGAGCAAACTTTATAAAGCGCTCGTTGATAGCAATTTCGACAAGTTTTTAGCTAGTGAAATGCTTTGTCTGAAGATTTATGAAACTCAGAGGCTTATGTCTGAGTACCAAATCAAACGCCCCTACACCCTCGCATGAAAGTTTGTCGCAGATGCACGACTAAAAAGTCTATGGATAGCTTTTATGTGAACCGGGCAAGGTCAGACGGTCGCAACTCAGTGTGCCGTGAGTGCCTTAACTCTGAACGCACAACTTTCATCACCTGCAAAAAGTGCAGTGTTGAAAAACCATCAACCCAGTTTTATCTGAGCGCCAGCCGTGACAGGCGTATGAGCGTGTGCAGTGAATGCTATGGTCCAGCACCAACTCGGAAGTATGGTGAAAAAATATACGAGCATAAATGCACTACGCCTGTTGATCCAGTTGACTATAAGCGTATCAGGTCGCATCTTGCATCCACCATGAACCAACTGCCATCTGACAATCGGAAATTGGTTGAACTGTGGAATGACCACACAGATTTCATTTTGCCGCGCAACAGAGATCAGGGGATGCCTCTGAAGGTGATTGGTGAGATTCAAATAAAGAAACAACCACAATATGTTTCAGCCGCAGACCCAAGAACTCAGGAACTGCAAAAATTAAGCGACTACTTTAGCCATCGTGGACCTGATTATTCAAGAAGAGAGTAATGACATGGCCTTGGCATGGAGCATTGCAACACCAATGCTTAATCAAGGATTCCCCAGTGGGCGGTGGGAGTGAATAGGAAAACACCCACAGCCGGAGGCGCTAGACCCTCTCCGATGATCTGCGTATTTGGAAAAGTGGAGCAGATTATTTTCGGGGTCAGTGTTGATCCGGCAATTTATTTCAGGAGCAAAAGATGCAGGACATAATCCAAAGTGACACAACAATTTACCATGAACCTCCAAAGCCACGCCTTAAATCCTCAATGGACAGAAAGATAGATTGGGCAATGCTCATCATAAAATTGAAGTCTCAAAGCGGTCTACGAAATCGAGATATAGCCAAGGACATTGGCATGAGTGAAGTAAAAATGACAAAAATAATCAGCGAGGCCAGTGACTTTCAGGTGGCAGACCAAGCAATAGCGTTATTAGATGCTTATTTGATCTATTGCGATGAAACACCACCAAAAATTGGCGATTCCGAGTAAAACAATGAACCTCGTTACCATCAAAAGATTTGCGGATTTGTCTGGATACAGCCAAGATGCTGTACGATCCAAGATAACCAGAGGCGAATGGGGCGATGGTATAACAGTCACAGCGCCCGATGGTAGGGTATTAATCAGCGTATTGGGGTATGAAGCATGGGCGGAGTCAGAGCAGCATCCAAAACAACAATCGAGATCACATTCCAACTTGAATGCAAGCGCCACCGGGAACGACTTCAACTTATCCCCACCGCCGCTAATTTAAAGAAAGCGCAGCGCCACCGTGATGCCATCGTTGAGGCTATTGATGCCGGTGTATTCGACTATGCCACCACTTTCCCGGACAGCAAACACGCCTTAAAGCCAGTAACACTAACACTTGAACGTTATCTGGCCGAATGGTTATCGGCCAAACGGCCAACTCTCAAAGCATCCACGATTGCTGGATATGACAAGATCATTGGGCAGATTATCGCTCAGTTCGGCAACGTACAGTTACACCAATTAACGCGCAGAATGGTCCGAGAATGGGTAGCTGGCATGGAATGTTCCACCAAGCGCATCTCAAACATATTATCCCCACTGCGGTCAGCATTACAGGATGCGGTTTATGATGATCTGATTAAGGTGAACCCTCTCTATGGCTGGAACTACAAGAAAAATGAGCCGCCCAGGGAGAAAAGAATCGACCCACTGACCAAAGACGAACAAAGGGTACTGCTCGATATAGCCTCTGGTTCGGCCAATAACCTAGTAAAACTTGCCCTTTGGACCGGTTTAAGGACATCAGAGATAGTTGCCCTTACCTGGGGGAATATCGACTGGAATAGGGGTGTTATTTCGGTCTGTATGGCTAAGACCCAAGATGCTAGACAGGCAGAAACACCTAAAACCCTATCAGGTATCCGTGAAGTTAAACTATTACCCCCGGCAATCGATGCTTTACTACACCAAAAAAAGTACACGTTCTTAGCAGATGGCCCTGTATTCGTTAATCCACGCACCAAACAGTGCTGGACCGGAGATCAGCCGATCAGACGCACATTATGGATTCCGTTACTCAAAAAGGCCGGTATTCGTTACCGATCACCGTACCAAACACGACACACCTACGCATCAATGATGCTATCAGCCGGTGAACCGTTAGCCTGGGTATCGAAGCAGTTGGGTCATTCGGATGTGTTGGTCACAGCTAGAACCTATGCGACCTGGATACCTGATGCACGACCAGAGGCCGGTGAAGCTGCTGTGAAATTGTTTGGAAAAGGTTAGAGAAAATGCTGGCAGAATTGCTGGCAAATCTTGACCAACTATGCCCAATCATGACCAACTTCGTGCCAGCATTTTCCCATGAACCCAGTGTTTCTGGTGGAGGCGGGGGGAATCGAACCCCCAGTTAGTTGTTGATTTATAAGGGTTTTTTCAAGATGATGGCATAATTGCTGCCAATATCAGTTTGATTCCGTCTTTGGGAACCGAATCAGTGGTAGTACACCCCGAAAGCGTGTAGCACCTTAACGGCCATCGCTGATGCCACCGCTGCCAACAATACAAACAGAACCATCTCACGAATGATTTTCATGCCATCTCGCCTTTGGGCCGCTACGCACATCAATGTGGACCCAACCCGAATATAGACCGATGCCAAACAGGTCAGGATAACGCTCATTTAACCAGTGATATATTTCAGCCGGTGTGTGGCTCCTAACGATGATGTCGGCTGCCTTAGAAATAACATGATAGCTTTTTAAAGCGCCACCAGAGGCTTTATTTCGTTTTGTGCATCGGTTGCCTGATGACACGATTATCGGCCCTGTGTGCTGTCTCAGAGCCTCTAAGACACGAATTAGTTGGTAGTCAACGCTATCCTGTCCACACCCACACTGACAAGCAAATTCTTCACGACTAAAATGCTCTGATAGCTTAGTCATTGGAGCAAGTGACTACCACTTTATGTGGGTACACAGCATCATTGAACGCTGTCCTGATGCCTTTTCTCCCAATAGTTCCACCGGGAATCTTGCAATATGAGGTCACTGCAAAAGATGCAGCCTTACTAGCTGTAGCAGCGCACCCGGTTAATAACGGCACAACCATCATAAAAACCATAGCGAAAATAAAGTATCGTGGAAATGTAATGCTATCTTTTCTCATAGTGACCGGCTCCAAATAATCGTAAAGTGTAATAGATAACCAACCCCTGAGTTTTCCGCATACCTAATCCCAACATCGACTCTAAAAGCACAGAATCGGCTTGCTTTCGTGTAAATCCCAGATGGGCAGACTCAGCACTATATAAATAATCGTGGATAACACTCCCCGGTCTGATAGTCCAGTGGTCTGACGAACAATAAAAGGCCAAAATCGGAGGGATAGACGCAAAATTCGTCTTAAAATTTTTGGGTACGATGATAATATCCCCCAAATTCGTAATATAACTAAACCGTGAGGTGAGGATGTAAAAATCTTCCCCTTGCACAGCTTCAATCTTCAATTTATTCTTGAACATCAAACTCCTCCGCTTAATTTGATTGCCTCTAAGATGCCAAACTCCGACACGAGAGCGTATGCGATAGCGCCAACAACCATGTTGCGCACCTGATTAATTGTTTTTTCGATGTTCAGCAACCGATCATTTGTATCCCTTACTTGCGAGAACAATTTACCAATTTGCTCTGCGTGAAGCAGCAATTCTCGCGCGTGAGTGTCGCACTGCTCTTTGTCCATTATTTCCCCCTAATCAACTCGTCTAATTGTCGTTGATATCTGTCGATTTTTGCCTTGTCCAAGTTGCTTGGATTATCCAATAGTTGGAGTTCAAAGATTTTATCTTCAAGGTCGTTCTTCCTGATGTTGCTAAACTCTTTTTTTGTTTGCGTCTGCGCTTGATCGAAAGTCTCTGCTGACACATATCTAGCATCTGCCCAGAGCAACGCACCTATCGACATCGTTATAATTGAAATTCCGGCACTCATTATTATCCCTAACGTTGTTGTTGTTTTATCCATCAACTATCCACGCTTGCGTTTCTTCGTTCCACATATACATCTGGTCATCGTCCGGCATTGGGGTTGGTGCATCCCATCGGCAAGTATCTTCGTTCAGTACCCATGACGGATATTGCTTCGGTGGAATAAAAGCGTCACGAACTTTGTCGTATGAGTATCCGATTCCTGCGTAGTTCTTGCGGAAGTTTCCGTTGTAGGATGTTTGTACCCAGAGAAATGAATCTCCAACGTAACCGGAGTTTATAAAATCTTGTTCAGCTACTATGACCTGAGTGACTACGTTGTTTTCTAACTTTGCGAAATGGCTCATATTGCGTACCTCACTACTACTATGCCGGAGCCACCTGCCTCATTGGAGGAGCTTACTCCTGCATTACCGCCGCCACCCCCACCACCACCGCTATTAACCGCACCAGCAGTACTCTCAGCACCAACGCCAGTGTTGTACCCATAACCACCTCCGCCAGTACCCGGAACTCCACGAGTAGGATCGCCCCCACCACCTCCGCCACCGCCGTAATAAACTGATGTTCCATTGATGAAACTGCACTGGAGTCCAGAACCACCAGCAGCACCGTTAGCAGCAGTGCCTGCTCCACCACCTCCACCAGACTGCTTAGCACCAGACCAACTGGTACTGGGCGGATTGGCTCCATTGTTTCCATGATAATTAGTGCCGCCTGAGATAGCTGATCCCCCTACAGCACCGGGATTGATACCGCCGCCGCCGCCTGAACCTCCATCGAGTCCATGATCTTTAGAATCAATAAATCCTGCTCCACCTGCTCCGCCACCGATAGCGGTTGCGACTGATGAAAGTGCTGATGCAGAGCCATTATATCCAGTCTCCCGCACGTCGGGAGGAGATGCCCCTCCTGCACCGACAGTTACACTCAATGTTCCGACATCGAAACTCTCAGTGACTCCGCTTTTATATACTTGTCCTGCGCCACCACCTCCGCCGCCAGCATTATGCCCTGCGCCACCTCCTCCGCCGCCGCCTACAACCAGCACCTCCGCCACCCCACCATAAGTTACTACGAGATTGCCAGAACTCGTAAAAGTATGAGACCGGTAGTCAATACCGTCCTGCGTGTATTGGGTTTCTGTCCCACCACTCATTACTGCCGTATGGCTAACCGAACCCTCTCCATAACCAACATTAGCCCACCTATTCAGACCAGTAGTTGCATCTGTACAAATAAACGCTTCACCAGATGTGGAGTTAATCCAGAAGTGTCCTACTGCAAGGTTTGATGTAATAAGTGGGTCAGTTGTTGCTGTTGTAGAGTCGGTTAATTCTGCGAGTGTTGTTGCTCCACCACCTGTACCACCGGCACTAGCAGTCGGAGCTGTGATTCTAAATCGTGCTGTTGCATCTGCACCTGTGTTATTCGTGATCGTTGTCGTGAACTCGTCGGTGAACTGAACTCCCCAATCGTTGTATGTTTCTAGTTGCCAGTGTGTTGATGCTACTGAATAAGTTGCTTCGTATCGACTTGTGGGTGGTGTGAATGAAGCTGTATATTTTGCTACTCCTACAGACACGATTAAATCGTCCATATAGCCGTTGAATGGATAACTGTCACCAGCGTAATACCCTCCCACTTTAGACGGGGTATTAGAAAAATCAGTGCTTGAAACCCATGTCGCGCCTTGCTGAGAGCCGTCGACAAACAGCATATGATTATTACCGGATTTCACAAAAGCAACGTGTTGCCACGTGTTTAGCACTGGGGCGGATGCGCCATTTATCACAAAACCTGTGGAATGTATTGCCCAATTGCCGGGATTAGTTGCTATAGCAAAACCATTGGGGTTACCATCCGAAGTCCTAGAATCCCAATAATGCGTGTAAGTCGGAACTGATGTGGTGTATGCCCAAAACTCTATCGTGAAATCATCAGTACCCGTTGCGATAGGCACTGACAGGCTCGATGATAATGGAAATGCAAGAGAGTCGTATCCAGTCCACTTTTGTTGAGCCGAACTCAGAACCACTCCTGAATTTGTTATAGATATTAGCCCGACATTATCAGTGAGAGAACTTTGCACTACTAATTTAGTAGTGCTTGGCGTATAGGAATTTCCTGCAACCTCAACAAACTTCTCAATATAAACCGAGCGTAGATCGCTTGCATCAGCGACATGGGTTAGTACAGTTGTTGCCCCGGTAGCTACCGTTAATGTCTCATCATACTCATCTCTACTAGCATCGTGGTTATCCCATATAACGCCTGCTGTTAGGTTGGTTGTGCCGCCTGTGCCGCCACCTGATCCGACAACCTGAACAATCGAGTCATCGGTATGCTTAGTGAACAATTTCCCGTCACTAGTATTTACGGCTAATTCTCCGACATCTAAGTCAGACGAAGTCGGTTGCGCTCCGGCAGTTGAAGATTTCTTTGTTAGAATTCTGTTAGCCATAATTTTTCCTAGAAAGTGCCGCCGTCAAGAACCGCATCAGCATCCATTTTGAGTCCAATAGCGTTGGTGATTGTTGTCGCAAAGTTCTCGTCTGCGCCAAGAGCCGCAGATAACTCAGCCAATGTGTCCAACGCTGCCGGAGCAGAGTTAACCAGGGCATTGATCGCTACAGTTGTCGCAGATGTGACGAATTGAGTCGTTGCCAGTTGCGTTGTGTTTGTACCTGCTGCCGCTGTCGGTGCTGTCGGTGTTCCAGTGAATGCCGGTGAGTCTGTTCCTGCTCCACCACCCCCAGAAACAGCCGCAACTGCTGTGGTCACAAAAGCAGTGCTGGCTATCTGTGTTGTGTTGGTTCCTGCCGATGCAGTCGCAACATTTGCGATGCCGGTGAAGGTCGGACTCGCAAGTTTTGCGTAAGTCGAATCAACCTGTGCTTTCGTATAGTACGCTGTGTTGTGGTCGTGACCGGTATCAGATTTCAGTGCAAGTGCCGCCGCATCTTCTATCTTGGTATTTGTAGTCGCTTGGTCGGCTTTCGCACCGACTGCTGTGTTGACTTCGGTCTTTGTGTACGTTGTAGACTGATTTGCTTTGGCATCAAGCAACGCATCTGTCGCTATTTTTGTGTAAGTGGTCGATTGATCGGCTTTCAACCCGACTGCATTATCCACTTGCGTCTGGGTATACACATCAGCCACATTCGCTTTTAGCGCTTGATCGCCGCCGATGTTTTTGATGTTGCCACCAGACTCACCAATAAAAAGATTCTTTGAGTTCTCAGAGTATGCAAGTTCACCCTCTACCAGAGATGTGGGTGTCGCTACACTCAACGAGCGTTTGATTTTAATTACATTAGCCATAGTAGTTCCCTTTAGAAATATCCACCGTTGAGCGACAACTCAGTTGGTGTTTGATTGTGAATCGTGTCCGCATCAAGACCACTTCCAGAGCCATCGACCGTTTTCAGTTTCGTGAGAATTTCACTCGCTGTTTCAGCCGTTGCCATGTTCGCGTTCTTGATTCGTTTGTTGATGCCATTGTCATTAATGACAAACTCCATCTCGTCTTTGGGGGTAGTCAGTTCCGGTAACCCGGAGATTGCTGAATCAGCCATTCAGACCTCGCTTTTCAGCCTTAAGCTGAAACTCCCATGCCGCATCAATGCCGGACGAGTTAACTGTTATTTGTGCAACGTAAACGGTATTGTGTCGCAACTGCAAATCGCTCTGCAAACTGAACGCATAGTCACCATCGCTAGTCGCAACATAATTCATAGCGACCGGAAACGATTGACCTGCAACTGCATTGCCAGATGTGTCATTCAGCGACAGCATCACAGTCGCGTCATTGACAACGACATTCGTTGCGGCATTCGTTAGCCCAGAAATCGACACGATATTGTCATTGCCGATGTACAAAGTTTTCATATTCCTACCTCCAATTTTATCCTATCGACACCGTTCTCTTGCAGCAAATATCCGCCGTTTTCCAACAGCAGAAACGAATCCGGCAACACGGGCAAAACAATCTCGTTAACTGCAATCGTGCCTGACATGCTGACTGCCACATTGAGTGACATATCGAGCGCAATCTTGCTATCAATACTCGTCTTTTTGAGTGCCGGAGAAACATCGAGTTGTGCCGTTGCATTTGCCACTAGAATCTCACCAACAGTTTATTGGTTGTCAGTGCTGTGCCGGCAAAGATCGACAGTTCACCCTCTCCAGTTTGCAATGCCCCATCGGGTGCTATCCACATTGGTGTTCCCGGCACTAGACCTGTATGCGTATTTTCAATTGACCCAACCGTGAGAATTAATGCAGAG